TCGCCTGCCCGTCGAGGATGTCGGACGACGCCTCGGCAGCGTACTGCCGGCCCGAGATGTGCGTGCTAGGCGGCAGCAGGACGTAGGCGCCTGAGCCTTGCAGGTCGATGCCGGGAAAGGCCGGCGAGATCGGATGCGCGGTCTTGATCTTGAGGCCCCGCGGCAGGCGGTAGGTGTAGTGAATGCCGCCACCGCCTGTGAATACCTGCCAGGTGTCCGGCAACTTGCCGTGACGCTCCTCGAGGCGTTCGAGCGACAAGTCGCCGCCGTTGCGCGGGTCGATGTCGAGGGTGATGCGCTCGACGGTCGGCGAGGCGACGTTGAGGTACGGCTTGGACGTCCACCAGGCGCGGATCTGGTCCGCTGCCGTCGTGGCGTCGTGCAGGCCGTGTGGCGTGGCTGGGTGTTTCGCTGGCGACTTGCAGTCGGTCGAGCCGCAGGAGCACACGCCGTTGCGCAGGCCGTGGACCGGGAAGACCGGGATGCCGAGCGCCGCATAGGAGAGCGCCGCCTGCAGCATGGGATTGTCCGGGCCGCTCTGCCAGGGGTAGGCGATGCTCACGGTCGCCACGGTGAGTAGTAGTAGTGGCGGTGCTGCAGCGCCTTGTCGAACGGCCCGCCGTCTGGCTTCACTTCCACGAACCAGCCTTGCACTGGCAGCCAGAAGTCGGGGATGTACACGTCGTTGCCGATCCAGAAGCCCTGCGGCTCGTAATGCCAGGCCATCTGCTCGCGGTCGAACAGCATCGCCCAGCGCGCCTCGAGGCGGCTGCGAAACAGCGTGTCGTGGTAGAGCGTCGGCTTGACGCGCGGAATATTGGCAGTTGCTGGCAGGGATACCTTCGTCATCAGCGGTGCCTCCACTTCGCTTCCCACCGCTCGCGCCACTCGGCGCAGGCGTAGCAGATGGCGAACCCGTGCTTCAGCCGCTGCGGTTCGATCTCCCCGCCGCAGGCGTCGCACTTGGAGCTGGTCGGCGCGTGGCCGAGCACCTGGCGGGCCATGGACGCGGCGCGGGCGAGAGCCGCCTCGCGCTCGAGTTCCTCGTTCAACTGGGCGAAGTCGGCGGTGTCCACTACCGGCACTCCTCGATGGCGCGGAACAGTTGGTAGGCAACCTACGGCACTATGGCGTTGCCGAGGGCTTTGAGCGCGGGCACTCGACATCCAGCCACCCAGGCGGGTAGCCCATCATCCAGCTTACGAGCAGCGGGTTGAGGCGCATCTGTCCAGCCGAGCCAGTCGGGTCGATATGCAGCACCGCCATCGGCAGCGCCATGTCGCCCTTGCTGCCGCGCTGATTCGGCCCGCCCTTCTCCCCATCCGTACTGCGCGGCGTTGGCAGCATCAGCGCCACATCCGCCAGATTCGCCTGTCCCACCTTCTCGCCCGCCGCCAGAAACCGGCTCGGCCGATACCAGCCGTCGCCCATCTGCACTGCGCCGCGACCGGCCTGAACGTCCGTCGTCCTTGGCGTTGGCAGCATTCCCATCCGCCGTTCCTTCGCGCGTTCGGCGTGCTTCGCCAGTTCCGGCCGAACCGCGATGTCCAGCGGCGTCAGGCCCGGCATGGACTTGCTGTTGCCTTGCGAGTAGGACTGAGGTGTCGGGAGCATTCCCATCCACACGGCATCCGTCAGGGTGATCCCATCGTGGTGCTTGCTGTCCGGCGGCCGGCTCGAGGTGCGGTTGCGCGAACCCACCGAGTCCTGTGCGGTGGGAGCGGGGAGCAACGCATGTCGCGCCAAGATCACCTCCTCCAAGCCAATCTGATATTCGCCGCCGTCCTTCCTCCGCTTCGGCTTCCCTGTTTCGATCAAATGATTCAGGCGATCTTCGACCAGTGGTGGCGTTATGGCGGTCGGCGTTGGCGGCATGCGCTGCTTCGCCATCGGCGTGCCCAACAATCCATACGCGCTGTCGTCGGTGCGGCGCTCCGGCGTGGACAGCACCCACCACGATCGGCCATGCGGAGTAGCCTGCCTCTGCCAGGTCAGCGAGCACCCGGTCTGCGCCGAGAGTTCTAAGCCCAGGAACATTCTCAAAGACGCACCAAGTCGGTCGTGTCTCAACGACAATTCGGAACGCTTCGGACCAGAGGCCGGATCGAGCGCCCGCAAGGCCCGCTCGCTTTCCGGCGGTGGACACGTCCTGACAGGGAAAGCCGGCAGTGACGAGTCTGATTCGTCCAAGTCCAGCAAGCTGAGTTGCATCGAGCGTCCTCACGTCATCGAAGATCGGAACATCCGGCCAGTGCTTGCGCAGTACCGCCTGCGGATACTTCTCGATCTCGCAGAACGCGACCGTCTCCCAGCCCATCCACCGCGCGGCGAGCGCGAAGCCGCCGATGCCGGAAAAGAGGTCGAGGTGTCGCACTCACAGCCACCAGATCAGCGTGGCGATCCAGGCGGCCGTCACCCAGAGGTCTATGCCGGCGGCCAAGATCCAGTCACAGCGCGTACGCTCCCGGCAGCGTGAGAGAAGCAGGCAAACCATTTCCAACTCCGAAAAAAGTGCCAGCGGCGAACCGCTGGCGAGTCGGGGAGCGAGCGTCGTAAGAAGAGGCGCCGGCCTGGGATGGGTCCACCGAAGGCACCCCTGCCACGGAATGAGATGGTGGCCAGGCCGGCATTGAGGGTGAGTCCGCGACGACCGCCCGGAGGTCGATCGGGGGGAGGCGCGACCGCGACCGCCGCGGACTCATGGATTGAGCCTGTGGGTCAGGCATGGTTAGGCGGCCTCCGTGTCCCTTCGGTAGGTCGCCGGATCGACCCGCAGCTCGCCGCCGGACAGGCTTTCGAGCTGGTAGGCCCGACCCATCGGGATCAGGCCGCGATCAACCCACTGCGATACCGCGGACTCGGTGACGCCGCATCGGTCGGCGAGTGCTTTCTGGCTGCCGCCGGCCCAGCGGATGGCTTCATCGGGCTTCATGCGCTAGACTTTAGTCGCCTGAAGCGGGGTATGCAAGGATGTTTCTCGTCGTAGATGATGTCCCGGTGGATGGGTCGACTTTTTCCGAGCGACTGGCTGACGCCATGCAGGAGGCCGGCATCACGGCGGCTGCCCTGGCGGCGGCGACCGGCGCCTCGCAGTCGGCCGTCTCGCAGTGGCTTTCCTCGAAGATCAAGAGCTTGAGCGGCGACCACCTGTTCGCCGTTGCCGACACCCTCGGCGTCGAGCCCCGTTGGCTGCTGACCGGCCGCGGCCCCCGCAAGCCTCGCGTTCACCCCGACCTGTCCGATCTGTCAGACGACCAGATCGCCGCTTTGCGCGCCCTTCTGAACCGCTGATCTGCCGGCCGGCGGGAAATTTCGCACGCCCACTTGCTTAAGTTGCCTGAAGCGGCTACAGTCCCCTTAAGCCGCACGTCGCGGCGCGGAGGGTGAGATGGCCGAGTTGTTTTTCAAAGCGGATGTGGCGGTCGGCCTCGGCCTCGTCCTGGCCGGTCTGTCCGACGCCATCGCCGATTTCCTGATCCACCTGGTCGGGGGCTGACATGGCCATCGTCTGGACCGACAACCTCATCGACATCCGCCGCCGTCTCGCCGTGGCCTCCGTCGTCACCACCCGGGCGCGTCAGGTCGGACTGCACGACCGCGCCGTCGCCGAGGTGCGCCGCTACGCCCTCGGCAAGCTCGCGGCCGGCGACACCGCGCACCGCGCCATCCAGGCCGGGCGCCTGTACGCCGCGGTCCGCGCCGGACTGGTCGGGTGGCCAAGGGGTGCGGCGTGAACAGGTCAACGGCCGGCGGGAATCAGGCGAGCTACCAGTTGCTCATCGAGTGGTCGAACCGCAAGGCGGTCCCGTTCACCGGGTGGTTCTACGGCGACGGCGTGGCGCAGGCGATCGACGCGGCGATCCGGGCGGCCCGCGAGGTCGGCTGCAAGTTGCCGGTGCGGTCGATCACGGTCATGGCCACGAAACGGCAGAGGGGTGAGTCATGAAAACCACAACCTGCAGCGGCATCGAGGTCACCGAGTACGACGAGGCCGACACGCTCGACCTGGAGCTCGAAGCCCCCGCCGTCACCGACCTGGCGGCGCTGTGGGAGCGTCTCGCCGAGGTCTACGCGGACGGCAAGTCCTGCCCGGCGTGCCCGTACAACGAATCGGGCTGGAACCCGCACACGCAGCGGCGCTGGAGGGAGTGCATCGCGCTCGATCCGATGCATTGTCCGGTGATCAACCCGCGCAGCATCGCGGCAGGGATGAGGAGGCAGGCGTCGTGAGCGTGTCCTATCACGATTTTCTCGCGAGCAAGCTTCATGAGGGCGCCGATCATGGGTTTGATCCGGTGTTCATGCCCGACATGCTGTTCCCGTTTCAGCAGTCACTGGTCGAGTGGGCCGTTCGCAAGGGCCGCGGCGCGATCTTTGCCGACTGCGGCCTCGGCAAGACGCCGATGCAGCTCGTCTGGGCAGAGAACGTGGTTCGGCATACGAACGGCAGCGTTCTGATTATCACGCCGCTGGCGGTGTCGGCGCAGACCGTGCGCGAATCGCACAAGTTCGGGATCGAGTGCCGCCGGTCACACGATGGCGCGGCGCATCCGGGGATCACGATCACAAACTACGAACAGCTCCACAAGTTCGATCCTGCCTACTTCACTGGCGCCGTCTGCGATGAGAGCAGCATTCTCAAGAGCTTTGACGGCCGCCGGCGACAGGAGATCACGGGCTTCATGCGGAAGCTGCCTTACCGGCTGCTTTGCACCGCAACCGCGGCGCCGAACGATTACATCGAGCTAGGCACGTCGAGCGAGGCGCTAGGTTACCTCGGCCACATGGACATGCTGAATCGATTCTTCAAGAACGACCAGAACAATAGCGCGACGAAACGCATGTATGGCGAGGTCGCCAAGTGGCGATTTAAGGGCCATGCCGAGCAACCGTTTTGGCGCTGGGTGTGTTCATGGGCACGCGCGATCCGCCGGCCGTCCGACCTTGGCTTTGCTGACGACGGGTTTGTATTACCGCCACTGATTGAGCGACAGCACATGGTCGAGGCCGAGACGTTGCCGGAAGGAATGCTGTTTGCGTTGCCCGCGGTCGGGCTGCGGGAGCAACGCGAGGAACGCCGCCGGACCATTCGGGAACGCTGCGAGAAGGTTGCCGAGCTGACGGGCGAAAAAGCCGATGGCCAATCGCTGGTCTGGTGCCATCTCAACAACGAAGGCGATCAGCTCGAGGCGATGCTTCCCGACGCCATCCAGGTCAGCGGCGACGACCGCGATGAGGTCAAAGAGGAGCGTTTCCTGGCGTTCGCCGACGGCGAGGCGCGTGTGCTGATTACGAAGCCAAAGATCGGCGCTTGGGGGCTAAATTTCCAGAACTGCGCGCACGTCACGTTCTTCCCGTCGCATTCGTTTGAGCAGTACTACCAGGGTGTGCGTAGGTGCTGGCGGTTCGGCCAGAAACGGCCCGTATTGGTGGACGTGATCGCCACGGAAGGCGAGCGCGACGTTTTGAAAAATCTTCAGCGCAAGGCCGCCGCGGCTGACGCGATGTTCTCCAATCTTGTCGATGAGATGGCGCATGAGCTGTCCATTCGCGGCGGCGTGACATTCACCGAACCAGAGAAGGTGCCGGCATGGCTGTCCTGAACCAGAAGATTACCGACCGTTATGCGATCTATCATGGCGACTGCATCGAGGTCATGCAGTCGCTGCCGAAAAACAGCATCCACCTATCCGTCTACTCGCCGCCGTTTGGCGGGCTGTACCACTACAGCAGTTCCGAGCGAGATTTATCGAACTGCTCGGATTATCAGCAGTTCTTCGAACACTACCAGTTCGTGGTGCGGGAACTGTCGAGGATCACCTTACCTGGACGGATCACGGCCGTGCATTGCATGGACGTGCCCAGCAGCAACACGGGGCTCGATCATCTGGTGGATTTTCCTGGCGACATTATTCGGTTGCACGAACGCGAAGGCTTTCATTACATCGCCCGCTACGCAGTGTGGAAGGAACCTCTTTGGGTTCGCAACCGCACGCTGACAAAGAATCTTGCCCACAAGACCATCGTGGATGACAGCTCGCGATGCGGAGTGGCCTCTGCCGATTGGCTGGTCGTGTTCCGCAAGCGCGGCGCCAATACGGTTCCCATCGCCCACCCGCAGGGATTGTTGGAATATGCCGGCGAACGTCGCCCGCCGAATGAGGTCTTGAAGTACCGAGGATGGACCGGCAAGCAGACGGAAAACCGCTTCTCGCACTGGATCTGGCGGCAGTACGCCTCTGCATTCTGGGATGACGTGCGGATGGGCCGCGTGCTTCCGTATCGGGAGTCCAAGGATCTGGACGACGAGAAGCACGTTCACCCGCTACAGCTCGACGTGATCGACCGCATCGTGCAGCTTTGGAGCAATCCTGGCGAAACGGTATTGACGCCGTTCATGGGCATCGGCTCCGAGGTGTATAGCGCCCTCCTCGCCGGTCGGCGCGGCGTGGGCATCGAGCTGAAGGCCAGCTATTACCGCCAAGCAGAGCGCAATGTCGCGAGCGCTTACGAGGGCAAGCGTGACGAAGCTCAGGGGGAATTGTTCCACGAGGAACAAGAGGTCGAGGACGACGCCGCATGAACCTCCTCATCGCCACGTTTGCTCTTGTATTCCTGCGCGCGATCCAGCAGCAGAACGTGATCCACGGTCACTACGTCATGGCCGCGCTGACGCCCTACGCGCTCGCTGTCGCCGAGGTCGCATCTGTCCTGTGGGTAGTGTCCACCGGCTGGGCATCGGTGCCGTGGGTCGGCACCGGCGGCGCGCTGGGCGTCGTTTCGGCGATGGTTGTGCATCGCCGGTATTTTGGGAGGCAAGCATCGTGACACACGACCGCACCGTCTGGGTAACCCTCCCCGTCCAGGTGGAGTTCAACTACCAGCCCTACGAACCGCCCGAGCGCGGGCCCGAAGCGCAGTACCCCGGCTGCGCCGAGGCGATCGAGATCGAGGGCTGCTACGTCGGCCGCGCCGAGATCACGGCCGAGCTCACCGACGAGGCGATGGGCGAGATCGAGGCCGAGGTGTGGGAAGTCATCAAGCGGGAGAGGGAGGCGGCATGAACAACCTGACGCTGTATCAGATGACCG